CCACCATAGTGTCTGCAATAATCTGGACAATCGCCGCAGCCTTATATAAACCGGCAAATTTTCTATTTTCAGCTGTAATGGCCATTAGGCTTTCAGCTACTGTATTTACAAATGATTTAGTGCTTTCAATTTGTTCGCGTCGAACATTACGGGCAATCTGTTCTCGTTCGATTTCATAAGCGCGTTCAATATTGATAAGGGCCACTTTACTATCCTGGTATTTCTCCCGTTCCTGTTTATATTTAAAATCAAGCAAAGCCAGTTCGCGGGACGCGGCGTTACTCATACTATCGATTCTGACTCGGTTATAAGTATCCTCCGCATCGAGTTCAAGTTTTTTCAGCCGTTTTTTTTCAACGTACCAGGCTTTTGCATCCGCGACATCACGATTGCGCAATTCATTAAGCAATTTTACGCCCTGTTCATAAATACGTTTTGCGCTTTTTAAATCCTCTTCTCCACCACCCGCTGCTTCAGTAATCGGCGCCCCTTCGATCGCTTCCGTTTTACCAGGTTTCGTTTTTATACTCGCATTTTGTATAGCAATCCATGCTCTTGCGGCCTGATTAGCCATATCCTGATAATTCTTATCTGTCCCCGCAACAAATTTTGTCCATGCCGCGTCATGACTCGTAAGTAGATTTTTTTCAGTTGCAATAAAAGAATCGAAATGTTCCTTTACAAGTTTAAAAGCATCCCCAAAACCACCAAGCGTAGCGAAGTCACCCTCCGCAAGAGCTTTTAAATTACGACCAACAAAAGAGGATACATCCCCCATCAAGCTAAAACCCTCAATAAACGGCGTTATAACCATAGCTATCATCGTAGAGAGGGTGTTGCCTAACATTTTCGCAGCAAGAAAAACATTCTGTAATGCATTCCAGACAGTAACAATCGGAGTTTTTAACACCTCGAAAACAGCTTTCAATGAATTCATGTTAGCCACTAAACCATTCATCCCCTTTGTTAAAAGTTCAGTACCTTTAACTATGTCGCCAGAAAAAATTTGTCCTAAACCAGCCGATAATTTAAACCAAGCGTTTGACATTCGATTAATAGCTGCTTGCTGCTGTCCCGCAGCAAGTTCGAAACTTCCCCCTAACTCCTTTCTCACCTGTTCGGCAAAACGTGGGAGAAAATCGCGTGACATTATTTCACCTTTTGACACCGCTTTTTCAAACGCTTTAGTCGTCATGCCCATCGCTCGCGCACCAATTTGAACCGCCGCAGGAAGGCTATCCCCAAGCTGACGCTTCAATTCTTCCATCGATACAGTACCTTTGCTGGCCATTTGCGATAAAGCTGTAAAAACTAAACTGGCGTGACCGGAACCCAGCTTCAGGGAAACTATCGCTTCGGACATATTTTTAAAAATATCACGGGTTTCCTTAACAGATAATCCAACACGGATTGCCGAAGCAGCAAACGTCGCGTACTCACCAGCTATTCCCTTAAAATTCAAGCCCATCCGATCGGCTTCTTCCGATATATAATTCATTTCACGTCCAGCAGCACCAAATGTCGGAACTGCCGCTTGCATTTTCGCGCTTATCGCGTCCATTTCCATGCTTGCTTTTGACATTTGAGCGATAGCAACAACAGGGGCCGCCGCTGCCAATAAATGAGGAAGGGCTATAAGAGAACGGGCCGAGGTTTTGATATTACCAATCGACCGTTTCGCTTGTCCCTCGGCCTTAATCCACCCTTTAGACCAACTATCACGCAACGAAATTACAAATTGTAAATTATTTGACATTTTTCATTCTTTTGTCGAGGTCTTCTTTTTCAAATTTTCTAAAAGCAGCGACAAACATTTCAAATGCCGTAACCAAGGCCACCGGTTGAAACAGCATACCGCGATTATCTGGAAAATTACCTCTGTCAAGGTACGTTTGAAAATATGAAAATAGTCTTCCAACGTTTGGCGAACGGGACATTGCTCTTGGGCATTGCCTGAATTCGATGAATGTTTTTCCATGACAAAACTCACATTTCTTACTTGTCCCACCGCACACAAAACATGGTACCTTCCATACGGCGGGCTTTTTTTTAGATATCGGTCTTATGCAACCCCGTCGTTTCCGGCTTTCCGCTGTACATCGGTTGCACCGGTAGAACTGCTCGTTTTCGAACGAGAGGTACGCCGCCGCGATGAGTTTTTTAACGCACCATCAATTTTTTGTCCGGATAATTCCAATAGCCGCTCCTGAATAATTGCAGATATCTCATAAATTGCAGAGATACCAAACAAATCACTTGGCTGACCATCCGCAGGTTGACCATTAATTTCAACCAAAAACAAATCAACAAGTCTACGATGCCACTGCAATAATTTGAGTTGCAGGGCCTCACTTCGTTCCATACATTCAATATCAGCATCAATTTGCTCGTCCGTTTTACCTTCGGCATGTTTTGCTATCCACGCGGCCTCTCGATAATTTTTACTGGCTTCAGTAATGAGCGCCATATATTCCTCTTGACGCTCACCAGTAAGATACCCGAAACCAAGAACCGTACCATGCTCTGGATCCGTATACTTAAGTAAAGATGACGCACTCAACGGTATCATAATTCCCCCCCCATTAAGCTACAGCGGTATCGATTTGAATTGCAAAATCGTTATCAACACAAATACCCTCAAGATCGTAACTCGTAACATTATTCTCCGCCGATATTTTACAAGTACGAATTTGAGCTTTGGTTGTTGAAACCGTAAATTTATTAGGAACTGTACCCCAAGATACTGAAATCGTACCGGTAGTACCGGCAAGCAATGTCGTATACGGAGTAACACCACTATCGTGGTATACTTTCGCTGACCATTTTATTTTGCGTTTTGCTCCTGGTGCTGTAATACCAAGACCTGACGCGGCAGTCGGCTTAAGAGTAGCATAAATATCTGGTCCCAAATCAAAATCGATTTTAACAGGGATATAATCTGAATCCCCAAGAAAATTAATCGTAGCACCAATCAACGCCGGAGGAACAATAACACTCGGAGTAACCGTCGGCTGTGTCGCAAGCGCTGGAGTTGCTGATAGCACGCCCTTACCCTCAAGGGCCAACGAAGCATAAGCATCGTTAAAATCAAGGCTCACCTTCGCACCAAACGAACAATTCTGCAACACGTAACACATTGAAAGACTTGTATCTTGACACCCACTATATGCCCAAATTGTCGAGTCCTTCCATTCAGAATCCTTATACGACGGAGTGTAGATAAATCGATCATCCGTCGAATCTGCATCGGTATCGCTCGCCGCTACCGCCATATAGCAACTTAAAAGTGCCTGATCCATCTGTAGTTGATTACCTTCCAATGCACCAGTACGAAAAGGCATTGACAGACTGATACCACATTCACGAGGCCCTATGACAGATGCATTTTGCGGAGACCCTACCAAATCAACATCCTTTACGCGCGGATCGATGGAAATAGACGCCCCAACTTCAGCTTCAAATACATCCCCGGCCACGGGAGTTTCTTCTACCGTGCCGCGCGTCGTCTGATTGCGCAGCAAAATCAATCCTAATGATTCCAATTGAAAAGCCATATCAACCCCCTGTCGTATAGACGTCAGTATCCCGTACAAACGCCTTTACAGTTAATAGTACGTACGAAATAAACATCGGTATTTTTCCATCACTGTCAAAATAATGCCCACAAGCATCAAATTCCGTATTTTGAGCGTAGCCGCCGCGTGTCCTATCAATCATCAATTGCTTAACAACATCCCCCGAAACATTCGCCATTACTTCAGTTATTGGTGTTGTTATACTATCAGGATCATATTCGTCGTTAATTGACGTATCAACAACCATAATTTGATAAACAAGTTCACAATGCGCCACAAGATGAGCACGAGAGATTACCTCGACATTCGGGCCAACTATAATCGCAAGAGGTGTTCTATCCCCTATTACATCTACGTATCTCTCCCTATCGCAGGATAAAGTTTTTGTAACTCCACCATACGACAACGATAATCCGGACAACGTTGTAACTATGTTTTTTGTTATGGATTCAAAAACAGTATCAGCCATTAATAAAAACCCTTTTCGAGTTTAGCTACCGTTTTATCAACAGTTTTCGCAGCTCGACGAATAATGCCAGGAATACGTCTTCGACACGCTGCCAGAAAATCAAACTGTTTTTTAATTTTTACATGCTTAACACCTACAAACATCAGTTTATTTTTCATCGAACCGGCTTTATCAGTACCAAAGAATAGAACCTTACCGTGATATGGAACGACCTTAATCGCCTTATCCTCAAACTTCTGCGATAGGTATTTACTCCATGTATTTTTAGCGACACCCATCGCAGTACCACCATATCGACCGGATCGTTGTATACCTCTCATACTTTTATAAAACGGAATAACAAGCCATTTTTTTGATTTCGGTGAAACACTATATCCCTTTGCAAGCTCCTCTATGTAAGGAATTTTTTTTCGCCATTTGTCGCTTAACCCAAGGTGCATTTCCATCGTTCCTAAAGTATTCATTCCAGAAGGAAATCCCACAAATGCCATAGCCAGGCCCTTATTCCATGTACCATCGTATGATTTTCGTTTTTTTCGTAATAAGGATTGACGGAACGACCCCATATACGTTTTATTACCAATAAACGTTTTCCGTTCTTTCCAAAGCCAATGAGCTACTTCACGAGTAAATACCTTCGGCGCAGATGCAAGCGCAATTTGCAACCGTCTTTCATTCAGTACTGTCACTTGCATCATACTGATAACCCAAGGCGATAGGTTGCAGGATCTTGCCCTGTTATTTCCATAACACGTGCAGTTACCTGCTGTTCACCGATTGTTTTATACAATTTAACAGAATCAGATTTCACATTAATCGATGCACGTCCATATGTAGCATCGGATGATATTCTAATTTCAAAATCGTACATGCTTTGTTCGGAATTTAGCATTCCGGCATTTTTAATTCTATCAAACCTGACAGAATTGTCGCGCAATCCACGGCGATACACTATTGCACGTAAAGGATATTCAACACTCGACGATATGTATATAACATTCTCGCCGAAAAAATCATCGTTCGCCATTCCTAAAAATTCATTTTGAAGTTGCGCTATAGTAGCCATTTTTGTTTCTCAAAGGAAAGCAGCGCCCAATTACGGGCGCTGCTAATTACGGGCGCTGCTGCTAATTACGCCAAGCTCAACAACTGCTCCGTATGCGATCCAGCAGCATCTGCCGTATCCAATATCGCATACACATTCGGATCAGCATCCGTCTCGGAAACACAACCAACAGTGGTCAAACGTTGATTTGCATGACCACCCGTAATACCCTCATGCAAGACGATACAATCACAGAGCAAAATTTCGGCATCAAAATCGCCCGCACTCGTAACCAAACCACCACGAAGTGTACATCCGTGAAAACGAAACCGGTCGCCATTATCCGCAACAACGGCATTCACAGGCCCTTCAAATGTACATGCATCACAATACATCCGTATTGCATTAGAAGTGTCTCCGTGGTCAATATCGATGGAGTTTCCGCCGTCGGATTCGAATCCGCAATCATTGAGATATACGTTGACTTTTTTTGTCGCAGATGTATTATCAATTTGAATCCCCACTTGGGTTGCGTCATCCCCATGATCAATTGTGATATTTTTAAACGTCAACTCCGCTGTCGCGGTCAGCGCTCCAAGAACGGTTTTAAAACAATAGTCAGCACCAGCGGCACCGACAATCTCAACAACTCCATCCCCGACAATTTTCACACCAGGCACTTCAATATCGCACGCCCCAGCCAAGGTGTACGATCCGGACCGAATAACGAGAATATCATTCGCGACAAGTGCGGCAATCGCCAGATCAATCGAAGCGTATGAAGCCCGGAAAAGCCCTGTACTTGCATAAACGTTGATGTTACCTTCTTCTGGAAACGTATTTATCTCAACGTTTACAACTACCGATCCGGCTGAATTCCCGGTACCGGTTTCAAGCGCAGTACCCAAGATGAAACCAATCGTCGGTGCGGTTGTGGTAATAACACCATTCGTCACATCGTAATATACACGATTTCCAGCCGTAACCGTCACACCATTTGCAACTATAAAATTAAAAATACCACGTTTGTAATACGCAGCTTTCGTACTTGCATCAGAAGATGCTTTAGGAATCAAAACACCTTGTCCAGTAACATAGACCGGCGTCCACGCCGTTACTGCTGACGCGTACGTGTAATCGATCGTACAGGTATCAATATTTGCTACTCTGCACGTTCCAGTGTCAAAACTCATATAGGACCACCTTTCGAGAAAAAAAATGATTGTCAAAAGAAAAGGCCGTGAACTACACGGCCTTGTTAATTAAGTACCAGACGCACCATCATTCGACACGATACCACGATGATCCGCTACGTAAATACCGTAGTCGAAGTATATATCCATAACGATGCCGAGTGCTTCACCAACACGGGATACATCACGCCGTAAAGTAGGCGTTGTATAGCCGCGAAGATACGCAACACCAATCGTCTCCGCATCGGATGCATCCGCAGCGAGATACCACCCATTAGCTGCTGACGCCGTATCAAGAAGCGCCTGCAAATAAGGATCGAATATCGGAACTATGCTATTTGCATACGGGTTAATAACCCCAGCCAATGTTTGACTGATATCCATACCAGATCCAAGAGTTTGACGAATAAGAACCTCGTTTTTCGTACCGGTTACAAGATACTTACCCATTATGTTCGCGTATTGCGCCGCTGCGCCGGGTTCAGGAACTATAAGAGGCATCTCTTTTAGTTTCCGTTGCGCCGCCGCGATCGTTGTAACGGTCACAGTTCCAGACGTCGCTATTGCATTATAATGCGAAGCGAGGTTGAACAGCGCCACGCCATCAGACAACGCCGGACCAACCAACGAATTATAAGTAAGCTGATCATAAACATCCTTGTTTACCCTTCGGGCTGCAGCACGACCCATATTGCCGGGAATTCTGGAAAGTACATCCAGATCATCATTAATAAGAGCCTGACGGCTTACTGTAAATTTCCGCCCTTTCGTGTCAATCGAATACGTTTCCTTTTTGTCAGCTATTTTTGAATCCGCAAAATTCGCCCCCTCCGGCAAATCAAGAAGATCAGCAAAATTACTTACATTAACGATTGAATTCGTTTTGAAGTCAGCAACTTCCCTTCTACCTACCCATTGCTGATAGGTAGTTGGCGCACCGGTATATCCGGCTTGGAGGGACTTATTCGCTACATTTTCAAATGCTGCTGGCAAATCTGATGATCCAGTTCCAATCATCTGCAACGATTTAGTAACCAAATCGGTGGTATTCAAGTGTCCATGCCGCTCACCATGCTTTTCAAGATCCATTCGCATGGCGGCATGAAAGCTGTTCACAAAAACATCTTTCTTCGCCTCCGCAATAACCTCCGGTTTTTTTTCTATACCTCCGGCAATAGCGAGACAATTTGATACGTGCGAAACAAATTTTTCATGTTCATCTTTCGTAACCGTAACAACAGTGGCTGCAACAGGCGCTACTTTTTCCGCCAATTTGTTAAGGATTTCAATAGCACAAAGATTATAATCATTTTTACTATCGATCAGACTTTTCTGGAAATCCTCAGGAAGACCGTGTTTTTTACACGCGGCAACAATGTCCGTCACACGCTGACGTTCAGTCATACGCGCCTCTTCAAGCTCCCTCTTCCGTGCTGCTTCCAAAACCGGATCAACTGGTGTAGATGATACCGCTTTACCACAATGACAGCAAAACACACTACCATCAACGATATCCTTTCCACAATGCTTACATTTCATAATAGTTCCTTTCATTATCGGCGTTTTGCCGCCGGTTAAATTAGTAAGAGAAAGAAAAATCTTTTTAAGGTCTTCAGGAAGTGAAAGTCCTTTGTTTGTTGCCGGTTCATCATTCTCCGTTGCATCAATAATAAAGTCAGCGAAACCATTTTCTACAGCACTATCCGCATCAATCCAGGTTTCATTAGACATCATTTCTGATAAATCCTCATCGGAAAGTTTAGCTTTACTTTTATATATTTGAACCACCTTTTCTTTTATTTCATCAAGAAGTGCTGCGGCACTTTTAAGTTCAATCGATGTTCCTGCGATCATTATCTTCGGATCATGAATCATAAGAAATGCATTTTTAGCTATCTCGACCCTATCGCCTGAAAGCGCGATCACAGATGCCATAGACGCTGCTATACCATCTATAATGACTTTGACAGTTGCTGAGTGTTGTTTTAATCGATTATAAATAGCTAATCCGTCAAATACCTCACCCCCATACGAATTGATTCGAAGTGTTATATTTTTAATATCACCTAATGCATCAAGTTCATTGACAAATTGTTCGGCAGTAGTTCCAAAAAAACCTATATCGTTATATAACATTATTTCAGCGGAATCACCTGATTTTTTCATAGAATACCAGGATTTTTTATTCGTTATCTTCACTATCAACCCCTTTTGAAGCTGTTTCCGTTATTTTTGCCGTTGCAGATATATTCTCTGGTAAATAGCACTCAAGTCCGGCCTCAACAAGTGCATCGCGACACTCCTTATGTTTTCGAATAACATCCCTGTAATTCGTACCTTTTTTCGCACAAATCTCTTCAAATGTAGTCTTTCCGCTCTTCATTTCGAGTATTTCTGATTGTGCTTCCTTTAACGGCTCTAACCATTCATCACCATCTTTAGGCAACCAGTAGCACGCATTATAGTATGATGGATCAGCTAAATATTGAGCGTATCCAACACCGTGTCTCAACAATCTACCAGAAAGTGCTTCCCACTCAACAAATTTATCCCACATTGGCTGATGGTCAAGTTTAACAAGCGATTTGTGCAACATGCGAAAAAATTTAGAATCAACAAGTTTATTCATTCTACCGCTTGTGAAATTCGCATCTTTCAAATCGGATGAAAGCATTTGGTAGCTAAATCCGAGTCCAAGTGCTATCTCTTGTACAACTAAACGAATAAGTGGCTCAAAAGTATTGGAAATTGGATCGGTTATCTGAATTGGCTTAATATCACCATCGCTACTGTAAACAAATCCTTGAAAATCAAGATCAAAATATTGTTCTCCGTTCGAACTGGTTTCCATCAATCCCTCAATACCTTCCTGCAATGTAGCAGGAGCTTTATATCCTAAACGTGCTCCAATACGGGATTGCTTGAGTTTATCATATACCAATTGTTGACGGTCGAAAATTGGTGGCAAAACTGGTGTGAGCCATGGTAACCCTAAATATTGCTCCGATTCGATAGGGTAAAACGAAAGCAATATGTTATCAGCTTGGCGAATTGTATTCTCATTTTGGAACCAAAATCCTTCTGCTTCTCCATAAGCGTTTAATTGCATTCCGTGAAGCGTAGTCCCTACAACGGTTTCATTTTCCCGGTCAACCCACGTATCACGACTGAAATCTAAACGTGTTGGTTTTAACAATTGATACGCAAACGGAAGTAGTGATCCGGAACGTGATCTAACTATATTTTTAATGCATGACCCGTAAACTATCATTGTAATCGCTGATAACAATTGCGATTGATATACAGTCACCCGCTGATTTCCAGTTCTTATTCCCTCATCATTAAATCGTTCCCAATCCTCTGCTAATTGACGGTTGACTCCACCAACAGGTTCACCATTACGTTGTTTAACTGCCGGAATCGGCTTATTCCCTTGGCCCACCAAATACGCAGCGAGAATATTAACCGCCCGGCGTGTTACAGCATCCGTTCGGTAAGCATATTCTGATCGAGCGCACAACGTAGCAAAATCCTCCCGTATGACAGAAGTGACAGATCTGGTACCACGTATCCAGTCACCCCGCAGTACACCACTATCAGCACCAGGATAATACGCCATAGAAGCTCGCTGACGGCCTACATCAATACCACGATTAAATTGCCGGTTCCCATACTCCCTCAAAACTGTTTTACGATCACGATTAGTAGGTAGCGTCCGCGTCAATACGTCGATACCATGCGATAGATAGGCCAAGTTACGATCACAATTCCGTTCGATGTCATTGAGTATAGATTCAGCCAAATTAGGCATTATACAACCCTCGATTTAAACCCGACACGTGTAAATGGGCCATGAAGTGATCGTTGCGAAGCAAGAAGAGCTGCCGCTTTTAAACGCTCCTCAGGAGAAAAATAACGGACACGACGATCGGACATTTGCCTTTCCGCTTCCCCGGTCGCAGCATCATCCGCAACAGCATCGCGAATTTCTTCAGGAGTAGCCATAGATCGTACCTCTCTATATACAAAGTACGATCTACTATTTTTAATATTGTTTTATTTTTTAATCCTGCTGAAAATCAAAATAGTTCCATCACTCGGAAGAACTATTTTATCTTGATATCTCCACCCATCCTTGTACAGTGGCCTAAAAATATCAACCAATCGTTCAACCGCGACACTACACATCATACCTGCTGGAAGCACTCTGAAACAATACTCATACAAATCCATATTATCAATATCCCCACCGATCAAATCTACAAAATTTTGTTTCCCATGATTTCTACTCATAGTCTACCTCCTATATCGCCAAAATATTGGCGACGGTTATTGTGTATTTTCCGTTCCGTACGGACACCAGACGCAAGAACGGAGTGACATATTTTTCCGCGATTAGTTTTTAAGCTTTCACAAATAGTTGGATTCAATAGCATTTTATCAAGCCCCTTAACGATACCGGCAGCCAGATTTATATTTAAGCAATCACGATAATGATCCGGACCTTGAAAATTATGTACCCACTCAATTTTAACGCGATTGCTCGCATCAACTTTTTTCTGATGAAACTGCCTGCTGATCTGTTTTATAAATTCATTATCGATGTCCATTGGGAGACGGAATCCCTCATTCGCTATATATTTCCCTGTATCTTCGGATAACGGGTCAGATTGGCCAAGATAAAAATCACCATGTTCACTTTTATAAATTAATGGCCTATCTTCATATTTTTTCGCAAGCCCAACATACGCAAATAATCTCCTGCCAGGAAAATGCTTCACAATAAAATCTACATCATCTGGACGATGACCGCCGCGATCAATTCCACCAACGGAAATATCAGCTGGTGACCCATCATTCCACAACAATGGTTCAATATAAAGATGACTCATTACTTTTTTAAAAATATCCGGTTCATAACCTTTTTCAACACGCGGACAAGGTATGAATGATTGGCGCAATACAGTCCATCGTAACCATTCGCTCCATCCTACAAATGTGTAATAAAATCCATCATCCTGGGAATCTATACCCAGGGTAATAACTAATATATCTTCAGGTATTTTATGATCCCCTCCCCATTGTACATAATTACATTTTCTTGTTTGCAAATAATGTTCACCTACACGTTCAGTATAACGATGCCACCACCGCGCCATTGTCTCATTTTCATAAGATTTTTTCTTTTCATTATCGTGCAAGGACTCGAAAAAACGGGACAAACACTCCCAAAATGGAAAGGTAACGTCCGATAATCGGGACCACCAATACGCTACAGTATCATATCCGCGTCGAACTCCCCCTTTTAATCTTCCAGTTATGTGGCCATCAGTATCTATCTGTTCAGCTTTCTGTGTAAATTCATCTTTATTTATTTCAGGTGCCGCCCAAACAACGCCATTAGCCATAGACACTCTATCAGATTCAGTTATTTCTTTTTCACATTTTATACACTGATACCAAACAGCCGCTTCTTTTAACTCCCGTATCTTTGCTGGTTGCCCCTTCAATTCAGGATCACGTAATTTTATCTGATAATCGGTTAACGTTTGCCACTGTCCACAATGAGGACACATATAATGCGGCTGTAATATCAACGTGCCATTTCGGAATACCTCACGATATAACAAATCCCCTTCTTCGTAAGGTGAGCTTTCAAGAACGCATTTCCGAGAATTGTAAAGAGCAAATGCAGCGTCTCCACGGCCTTTCAATAAAAGTACCGGATCAAATTTCAGTTCTTTTACCTGCCACTTCGCTACTTCTGATCCATATACAACCGGACCAGTGAACGACGCGAGGTCATCTTTATTGCGCGCTGATGCAATGCGGCCAATACAACTTATTAATTTCAACTTCCCTTTTGTTAAAGAATCATCTTTCTTATCCCAATTATCGTATAATTCCTTATTACGTGAATCCCGTATCATTGGAACGAATCTATCATCAAAAGCATCTCCACTTTTTTTCTCATTAGCATACGCAATCATGAAATTCAAGCCAAGTACCGCTTGAGTATAATACATGCACGTTTCAGCCATAAGAGATTTTCCGGATTGAACAGGCCCTATGAAAATTTGATTTTGCCAATAATGAAATGAATTTATGGGTTCACGCTGATAAGGCCAAGCTTTAAATCTACCCGGGTATAAGTACGCTGGTGATACTAAATGTAAATTCTCCTCCGCCCATTCACATGGTAGAGGACGGCGACGAATTATAAAATTCCGCCGTTCCCCTGTAGTTAGTGGATAACTCCATTTAACGCAGCCTGAAAAATCAAAGCAGGTCACTAATATCACCTTTTAAATAACAATGAAGCGACGATAGTGATATATCCCCATATTGTTTTATATAACTGTCAAGCAATGTTAAAAAATCAAATTTCTTCGGTTGTTTTGATTGTTTTGATTGTTTTGATTGTTTTGATTGTTTTGATTCCGGTGCCTCAATAAATCTATATTCTTCATTTATATCAGGCCACGATCCACATTCCTTATTTTCATTTAAATAACAAACCGGCATTATTAACCATTCTATTACACCCTGTTTAAAAATAACGTCTCTTCTATAGGTAGTATATTTTACCGAACAAGGCCCTACTATTTGATTCAAAATTATTAATAAATTTTTATAGCTAAAACCTATGTTTATAGTCGATATATCAAATGGTAATTTAACAGCATAATTTTCCTTTTTCAAATAACAAATATTTTTAGTAACCCCAATATTAGCTTCTTTTGTTTCACTAAAATTATTCAAATGTATAATCGCCTTTTTCAATACTTCCGTATTATGTATTTCCAATTCCCCTGTTTTTTTGCAGAATATTTTTGAATATTCAGCGATACCAATACCTGTATATTCCACACTTTCTTTAGTTACATTATATATTTCCTGCTCCACTTTTAAAAATAACTTGCATATTGTATTAAAATTAAACCTGAATTCAACGCACAAAAATACTGTATTACCCTCACTAATGATCAAAGCCGCTTTCTGCCCCTCCCCATATTCTTTTCTTGTAGCATCAAGCAGTCCCACCGCCACCTGTGAAAGAGTAAAAGGTATCTCGGTTTTACTAATTAAATCTCTCCTAAATTTTGCAATCACACCGTTGGTTGCTATCAATCCAAATTCAGGATCATAAACCACATTACACAAACTACCTCTGGTTTCATCGTTGTAACAAAAAACACAATACGATGAATCAATAGCATTGACTAAATCCAATGGTACACCACAAATTAAACGATTATTTTTCAAGGGTTGTATATTATTAATTTTATTAGGTATAAAAAAGGCATTATTAAAATCGCCTGTTTTAATATATTTATTAAGACAAATAGCACCTATTTTTTTTTCATCATTAGCATTTTCCAAAACAATGTAGTTATCTAAATCGCTCATAAATGTGAACGAAGGGGTAACAAAAATCGAATCAAAATCAGGAATCTTACTCTTTGACAATTTTAGAATATTCCGTACTTTTTTTGCAAATTCTTTAGTAAACATAACAATTCTCCTCTCATAAAAGATCGTTTATTGATTCCGATACAAGCGCTTCGCTTCCGCCACATAAAAATTCCATCAATAAAACCTTCAATTCATCGACGGGTTTCATTGCTAAATATACTGCATTTTTCATTATTATTCTCGCCCAATTATTTGATAAATCTTTCGCCAATGAAGCCAATATAGCCTCATGTAAATCACGGTCGATCATTTTTTCAAGTAATTTTTGAGTTTGAGCCTCTTTATGTTCGATATCAGCTATTAATTTTTTCTCTTGAAGGGATCCCCCAGTATTCTTATCAATTTTTTCTCTCCCTAAACGCCATTGAAAAACGTCAGCAAGGCAAAATGTTTTATCAGATGAGCGGGGGCAACCATTAGTTACCCACGTATCCACTGTTATCCTGGCAACATGTAACGCACGAGCCAGTTCATTTGTTTTTAAAGCGTCAAAATTGTATAATAAAGATTTAGACGCCATTAATTTTTACTCCTTGAATGTAACCCGTCCACCTCATTTTTATTATACATGATAAATCGAATAGCGAAGACAACCACATCAGAATATGTAGATAACGGTTGTTTCCACCTACGGGACAT